TAGTACAGCAGTAACAAGTCAAAACAATGTTTTCTCGAATATACATGTGCATAATAAATCTTACGGCGTATGGAGTAAATGGGATATTAGAGAAAACATTTTTTCAACATCGAGATTTGAAGAACTTAATAAAGGATTTGTGTTTGGTGAAGGAACCATTCTAGGTATAGGCGGCCAGCTAACTGGTCCTACAAAAAATATTATTTCAAATAGTGTGTTTGATCTTGTTGAACTACAAGCTATCCAAGTTCTAGCAGGACCTAACAATCAAAGCCAAAATAACAAGTTTTTAAATGTAGGCAATAACGGAGGAACAGATGATCTAAATGTTTCACCTATAATCCAATATGATGATCAAGGATGCACTTCTTCCAATGATTACTTTCAACGTGCAGAACTTTTAGGTTATGATTCTGCCTATCTAGTTAACATTCCATACATAACTGAGATAAAAGGTGACATTGTGACACAGATGAACACGCCTCACACACTAAGTATTGGCGAATCAGGAACACCTATTAAACTTTTTAAACTTCCTGCTGCTGATAATGGAAAAGGTTATGAAATAGATTATATCTATAAAAGTAATAGTGTAACAGCAATGAGAAGTGGCACTATTAAGATTGCAACTGATCCTGTTAATAACAATTTTATACTATCAGATGAGTATGAATACTTAGGTGACGGTGCCTACCAAGAAAGTTTAGTGTTCCAGGCACAAAATATTGACGAAAACAGTGACGGATCGGTTGACACAGTGGCGGTTAATGTGTTAAACTCAACTAGTGGCGATGAAGCTACTTTAACCTATACAGTGAAATATAAATCGTAATAATAAATGTTTGATAAAACTTATGAACAAAGACTTACACTCTGGAAACAGTTTCGTGACGAACTAGAATCATCAGCAGATCCTATACAAGACACTATTGATTTTTATAACAAAGCACCAATAGCAAGAATTAATGCTGATCCTTTTACTCCGAGTACGTGGCCGGATCCTTGGGAACTATTGCAGGAAAATATATATTGTGACTTCGTTAAAATATTAGCAATATGTTACACCTTGCAGTTAACAGATGTTTTATCCGACAGTGCTTATGTGATACATACTGCATACGATCCTATAAAATCAATAACATACTATATGTTGTATGTAGATGATAAAGTTATAGGATATATCGGAGACACGTATGTTTTGCAAAAAGATTTACCTAGCACAATCCAATCGCAATTTGAACATACAATGCCTGCGTTACAATAAATATTTCAATAAGCAACAGAAAAAAGAAGAGGAATAAGAATGTCTAATGGTACAATGATCGTCAAGCGTGACGGTACGAAAGAACACCTCAACATTGATAAAATACACTTTGTCGTTGAGGAAGCCTGTAAAAACTTAGCAGGGGTAAGTAGTAGTCAAATAGAAATGAACGCAAACATACAGTTTTATGATGGTATGAGTACTGCTGAAATCCAAGAAGTTCTTATTCGTAGCGCAAATGATCTTATTTCATTAGATGCACCAAACTATCAATATGCGGCAGCACGTCTACTAAGCTATGGATTATATAAGCAAGTTTTTGGTCAATACAACGCATTATCGTTAGAAGAAATGATACGAAAAAATATTGAACGTGGTGTATATGACGAAGAGATATTAGAAAAGTATTCACTAGAAGAAATACAACGTATGGAATCATACATTCATCACAAGCGTGATGAAAACTTTACCTACGCAGGTCTGCGTCAGGTTGTAGACAAATATCTTGTGCAGGATAGGTCATCGGGTGAGATTTTTGAAACTCCACAGCATATGTATATGATGATTGCAGCAACTCTGTTTGCAAACTATCCTAAAGAAGAACGTATGCACTACGTAAGGAGATACTACGATGCGACCTCACTTTTTAAAATCAATATCCCAACGCCCGTCATGGCCGGAGTGCGTACTCCAGTTAGGCAGTTTGCCTCTTGTGTTCTCGTTGACAGTGACGACACACTTGATTCGATCTTTGCGTCAGACATGTCCATCGGTAGATACACAGCTCAAAGAGCTGGTATCGGCATTAACGCAGGACGTATCAGAGGAGTCAACTCAAAAATCAGAGGCGGAGAAGTAGCACACACAGGTATCATTCCGTTTCTAAAGAAATTTGAAAGCACTGTAAGATGTTGCACACAAAATGGTGTACGTGGCGGTAGTGCAACTGTGCATTTCCCGTTTTGGCATCAAGAGATTGAAGACATCCTTGTGCTAAAGAATAACAAAGGCACAGAAGACAACCGTGTACGCAAACTAGACTATTCAATTCAGCTTAATAAAACAATGTACGAACGCCTCCTTAGCGGAGGTGAAATTACTTTGTTCTCGCCACACGATGTACCAGGGTTGTATGAAGCATACTTTGGTGATCCAGCGGAGTTCCAAGAGTTATATGAAAAGTACGAACGTGCTACAAGCATTAAGAAAAAGAAGATTGATGCAATGGAATTGTTTTCGGCACTAATTAAGGAACGTGCAGAAACTGGACGCATTTATATTATGAATGTTGATCATGCTAATACTCATAGCTCGTTCAAAGACACAGTGTACATGAGTAATCTGTGTCAAGAAATAACTTTGCCAACAAAACCTTTAGATCATATTGATGATCCAAACGGAGAGATTGCTCTGTGTATTTTGAGTGCAATTAATGTAGGACTTATTAGAGACTTGAGCGACCTAGAGGATCTTTGTGATCTTGCTGTTCGTGCGCTAGAAGAAATTATTGATTATCAGCGTTACCCAATCGTGGCTGCTGAGAAATCAACTAAAGCTCGTCGTTCGCTAGGCGTAGGCTATATTGGGCTTGCGCATTATCTAGCGCGGCAGCATGTTAAATATGAAGATCCAAAAGCATGGCAACTTGTACACGATTTAACCGAAGCGTTCCAATATTATTTGTTAAAAGCATCAAACAAATTAGCAAAAGAAAGAGGAGCCTGTGAATATTTTGACCGTACTAAATACAGTGACGGCATTCTGCCAATTGACACTTATAAAAAGGACGTGGACACAATCGTTCCACACAAACTAAACTATGATTGGGATAGTCTCCGCAATGACATTAAGGAACACGGGCTCAGGCACTCAACTTTGTCCGCACAAATGCCATCAGAGAGCAGTTCCGTTGTGTCGAACGCAACAAACGGTATCGAGCCACCTAGAGGCTACTTGTCCGTTAAGAAAAGCAAAAAAGGGCCTCTTAAGCAGATTGTTCCACAGTATCAAACTCTAAAGAATCACTATACGTTGTTATGGGATATGCCAAGCAACGAAGGGTATATCAATACTGTAGCAGTAATGCAAAAGTTCTTTGACCAAGCAATTAGTGGTAACTGGAGTTATAATCCAACACACTTCCCTGATAACGAAGTGCCAATGAGTCAAATGATTCAAGACTTGCTAAACACCTATAAGTATGGTTGGAAAACATCGTATTACCAAAACACTTATGATTATAAAACTGATCCAAGCGAAGTAGTCGACGAGCCTGCACATTCTATAGGATGGCATGACAATCAGCCAGAAGTAGAACCAGCTACACTTGCAACCGACGAAGACGACGAAATGTGCGAAGCATGTGCAATTTAAGGTTGACTTCTAGGGTTAAATAGTGTACTATAAGGAAGTGATAAGGAATTATAAATGTCAAGAACAGTTTTCAATAAAGATAAAGTAGACTTCACAAAACAGAACATGTTTTTTGGAGCAGAACAAAATACACAGCGTTATGATGTATTCAAGTTTCCTGTGTTTGATAAACTCAATCAAACCATGCTAGGCTACTTTTGGAGACCTGAAGAAGTTAGCCTTCAAAAGGACAGAGCAGACTTTGCCAACTTTAGACCTGAACAAAAGCACATTTTTACTTCCAATCTCAAATACCAAACTCTACTTGATAGTGTACAAGGACGTGGTCCTTGTTTGGCTTTCTTGCCGCACGTAAGTTTACCTGAGCTAGAAGGCTGTATTGTTACTTGGGACTTCTTTGAAACAATTCACAGTCGTTCTTATACACATATTATGAAAAATGTATATGCGGATCCAGCAGAAGTTTTTGATACTATTCTAGATGATGAAAAGATTATTGCTAGAGCACAGAGTGTGACTAAGTATTACGACGAGTTTAACGAAGCAGCCGATGCTTATTTTCATCGTAAAGAAGGTAGCCTACGTGATGTGAAAAAGAAGATGTATCTAGCAATGCAAACTGTAAACATTCTAGAAGGCTTGCGTTTTTATGTGAGTTTTGCTTGCACATTTGCTTTTGGAGAACTAAAGTTAATGGAAGGTAGTGCTAAGATTATTAGTCTCATTGCTCGTGACGAGGCACAACACCTAGCACTAAGTACACACGTTCTTAAACTTTGGGCACAAGGCAAGGATGATCCAGAGATGGCTAAGATTGCAAAAGAGTGTGAAGAAGAAGTATATGACCTATGGCGTGAATGTGTTGCTGAAGAAAAAGACTGGGCAGATTATCTGTTCAAAGATGGATCTATGATTGGACTTAACGATACATTACTACACCAATATGTTGAATATATTGCAAATCGTAGACTTAAAGCATTGGGTCTAAAGCCTATATTCGATGCACCAGTAAATACAAACCCACTTCCTTGGACACAGCATTGGTTGTCCAGTTCTGGATTGCAAGTTGCTCCACAGGAAACAGAGGTAGAGTCGTACATCATCGGCGGCATTAAACAAGACGTTGATAAAGATAAACTTAAAGGATTCAGCTTATGATTTATATTTGGGGTAAACCAGCATGTCCAAGTTGTACAAAGGCTAAGATTTTTTGCGAACAAAACAACTTCCAGTTTGAATATAAAGAACTAGGAAAAGATTTTCAAAGAGAGGATGTACTTGCCGAATTTCCTGAAGCAAGAACATTCCCACAAATTGTAGTAAACGGACTAAAGGTCGGCGGCTACGACCAGTTTACCAAATATGTAGAAGATACAAGCTACAATGGAACAGGACATACATTATAATGTTAATAGAAACACCATATAAAAATGGAGACACTGTGTCAATTAAGTTGACAAGTGGCGAAGAGATTGTGGCAAGATTAGTAGAGGAAAAGGGTTCTACTCTTTTCCTCAATAAACCTCTAATGATTGCGGCAACACAACAAGGACTAGGATTAGCACCTTTTATGTTTACCTCTAGTCCAGATGCAAAAGTAAATATTGATTTGAGCAAAGTTGTTTGTGTAACTAAAACACAAGATGAATTTGCAAGTCAATATATTCAAAACACAACAGGCATTACTGTTTAATAAAGGAGCAAAAGGCAAATGACAACATTGCATGAACAAATCGTACAGGCGTACAACAACTACATTGCAGAAGCTGAAACATTTGAAGATAAAAGTGTTAAAGCAGCAGCAGCTAGAGCAAGAAAGGCTCTAGGAGATCTCGGTAAACTAACTAAAGATCGAAGAAAAGAAATCCAAGATAAAAAGAACGCTATGTAATGAGCGGACAACGGCGCTGGCTTAAATTATGGGCTCGCACTGTTGGTATGCCTATTGGCATAAACGATGACGACAAGC